GATTTACCAGATGAAATCGTAGGATACACAGATGCAAAGAAGTCATCTGCCAGGTGGTTTGCAACGAACGCAAATTCGTCCAGGAAGATGATGTTGAAAGACATACCCCGGACAGCAGATGCTGAGGTGGATGCCGCGATGATCTTGGAACCATTCTCCAGTTCCATGGATCCTTTGTTCCAGGCTACGATGCCTTGCTGCATCCAGCGCGGCAGGTTTTCGTACGCCAGTTGTAATCTTCCGAGCAAATCTCTAGCAGTCGCTGCCTTGTTTGCGAGGATTCCGATGTTGACGTTATCATTGAAGATAGCGTAATGGAGTAAGTACGATACCACGGTAGTAGACTTACCAGTCTGGCGTGGCATCTTACAGATGTTGAATCTGTTTTTATGAAAATTTCTAATAAGTTTCTTCTGAAACTTATACATGTCAAAGTTGACGAGACCTTCGTCAACGTTCACAATTTTGATATGTTTTTCAGTAAAATAAACAGGGTCATTCTTACATCGAACAAATTCGATGATGTTTTCTTCAGTAAATTCCTGCTGGGTATTAGCCTTCTTTAGATTAGGATTACCGAGATAAACGTCACTTCCGGGCATGGCGACACTCAATCATAAATTCTTGGTAAGTCTTCAATTCAACGTGCTCCCACTTGGATTTACCAAAAGCATCGTTAGTACCACTGACTGCTGCCTTTGCTACCTTTCCAACTTCTTTGGCAACCTTACCTGCAACCTGAAGTCCTTTGCCAACTTTACCAGCAACACGCTTTGCCTTGACTAGTTTCTTTTTAGCACCGTAGTTCTTTACACCACCAGTCTTTTTCTCAGGTTCTCTCTTTGCAAGTGCACCACCTTGAGCAACTCGCTCCTTACCTGCACCTGAAGGAGGACGTTTATTGCCGCCCGATCCCCCACTATTTCCACCACTCTTTTTACCACCTGAGGAAGAAGAACCACCTGAACCAGACATTTTCTTCTGTCCAGGAGTTACGTCCCGAACCTTCACCTTCTTCACACCCATATCTACTGCCTTACCTCCAGCAGCAGACAAACGCTTGCGACCACCAGAACCACCAACCTTATTAGACTTATCGCCCTGTGAATTACTTTTGACAATAGCGCCTCGCTTGGTAATTGCACTAGTACCTACCTCGGGTTTCTTTCCTGAGGATGAACTACTAGTGCTAGTGCTACTAGCAGGTTTTGCTCCTGCCTTACCAGCACGTGCTTGTGCCTGCTTACGAATTTTGGCTCCTTTTTCTGCAGAAGCAGGGTTACCCTTCTGCCATCTCTTGAAATCGTAGTCGCTCATCTTGGCGAACTTATCACCAGAATCCTCAAAGATAGGTAATTTATATGTATACTTCATCTGTAGAAATTACTTATCACTATTATTTAGAAGACCTTTCTTGATCATCTTCTGCAACTCGCTTGTGCTACCCACAAACAAGGCATTGTTAGTAACGTTTTTGGGACCTTCCTCTGCATTCAGATCCTTCATTTTTTTCTGTAAGTCAACGATCTTATCAGTGACATCACCGACGTGTTTGATCAATTGACCAGCAACTTCATACGCTCTAGGGTGCTGAGTATCCATGCACACGTCAAGGATACCATTTACTGCCTCTTGCCCCTTCTCTACTAAGTTGTAAAGTTGAGCACGAGAGTATTCATAGTCCTGCTCAGGTGCGTCAGGTTTGATCTTCTTGATCGCCTTGACCTCTTTGACAATCTCAGACTTAGTTTCTAATGCCTTGTCAATGGCCTCAAAATCTTGACTCATTCATCAGTACCGGTAGTAGGACTAAACGATTTTCCATCTGAATCGAAGAATGATCTAGACTCGCTGAAACCGAATGTGTCCCCAAATTCAATTAGGTCGCTATCATCACTATTTACAAGATTGATCTTGTCACCTGACTCATGGGATACAATATTACTGTTGAACTGACCACGTTTTACGATAAGATTGTTACTGTCGATCTCCATAATTCGCATAACTTCTTTGTTGATTTCAATGAATCCACCAACAGTATAATTAGATCCGTTTGTTACTTTGACAAGAGTTTTTATTCTATCGAGGGCGGCAGTAATTGTTCCCGTTTCGTCCTCGTTATAATCTTGGGCAGCTTGTGGAACAACCGTATACCTTTGTTCTCTTGGTGCCCTGATAGCGGTAGAATAATCCACCTGAACTTTTTTGATAACTCCATTTTCGTCTGTTGGAACTTCTTGGTAAAAATATGTTTTCGCTACAAAATCGAGGTCGTATTGAATGAACCTACGTGTTGAGAAATCACCTTCATACTCATCAACAAACCCAACGTTTGTAAGAGTAAAAGGCACATCACGCTTCTCTTCAACTCCTTCTAGCATGTTGATAGTCACGCTATATGAGGGTTGAAAGAATGGTAGAATCTGCTCGATAATTTGAAGAGCGTCGTCTTGTAACTTTGCTGCAAAACTCAAACGGAATCCCAGATTATATGGGACCGGCATAAACATCCGTTTGATTTTTGACTTCTCCTTCGGAGAAATCATCGTAAATTTTTGAACAGGAGATGCCTTACGTGCGGCATCATAAGTATAAGATGTCAGTTCAAATGACAATCGAGGAAGACTTATTGCAACGTTGTCATCAAAGTTTGGTTGCTGCTCGATGCGTGCAATAAACCTTTGAATAGGTCCGTAAGCAATAGGAACCTTTATCTTACTGATTGATGTACCACCAGAATTATGCTTTTGAATACTGATGTTATTGAAAAGAGTACCGAAAGCAATTACTGTCTTCCGAATAGTTTCATTGTAAAAGTAATTGCCAACCATTATACTTCACCGAATGGGTTTTTCTCTGTAAAATCTAAGATGCTGTCTGCTTCCGTCTGGATGGTATCGCCAGAGTTGTAACTAGGAGCAAAGTCATCGTCATTATAATCGATGGTATTTAGACGATATGCACTGCCCTCATTATCAACAATCAATTCACCAACCTGGAAGTCGCCAGTGAGATTGCGTGCCTTGAGGGTAAGAGTTGGAGCATCCCAAGAAGTAACAAAGGCAGTGCTGAGACTGGATTGACCCTTGATAACTTCTCCATAACTGAAGGTGCCAACACCAACTGTGCCTGCTGCACCAACTGTGATTGTGGGTGCAGAGGTATATCCAGAACCAGAATCAGTAATACGAATGTCGATCAAACGACCAGACGTATCGATGACTGCATCTGCCTTAGCAATATGTCCTCCAGTTGGGGGATCATTGAATGTAATTGCTGGTGGGTCTGTTTGGATATAATCACTACCGGTGTTATCAATGGTGATTGCACCGATGCCACCGCTTGTAGAAATAGCAACTCTTACAGATGCACCCGATCCCTTACCATCCTCAGGGATGAATTGGAGGTTTGGTGTTGATGTATAACCAGACCCAGGATTAGTGATATAGATTTCACTAATTCGGTTTGTTCTAAACTGACTGTTACCTGAGGCACTAGTGATAGCAACAGCAGTTGCTGTTGTTCCACTTGTAGGTGCATCGATCTTGATCTCTGGTGCAGCAGTCCAACCACTACCACCATTTAGGAGTTCGATATAACGAACACCACTACTGAGTCCTACAGTTGCTGATGCAGTTGTACCAACATCTAGGAGAACGAAGGTTGCATTGTAACCAGCAGTTGCAAAGTCATCATCGATTTCAGCGACTCCTGTGTTGATGACTTCATCCTCATACTCGAATGGTTCACATGTCAGAGTATAAGTATAGTTCTTTCGTAACTGATAGAAGTTGCTAACATCATCTACATATTTTATTTCTAAGAGTAAGTCTCTGTATGGGAAGTATAAAAGATCTCCCTCATATGGTCGAGTTGGAGCGTTAGTAAGTCCACGACGACCTTGCATCAATGGAGTAACATAATTTAGATACCTCTCCTGAGAGATGACAATCTTCATCTCAGCAGTGGTTCTAACACCAAACTTCGTCAGAAGATTATATCCGGCATCAAACCCTTCATAAGACTCAATATAACCCTCAATAGGAAATGACTTATCGAACCTAGAACTGGTCACCTCCCTCATAATTGTCTTCACATTTACGAAAACACGAGGAAGATAAACGAACTCCACCCCATACATTTGGATCTGTTCGTTGATCAGATCCTGTACGAGGTCTTGCTCGTTAGTTGTACCTTGTAAGAAAAAGGGATTTAGTGCCATTATCCAATCAGATCAAGAGGTGGAAGTTCATACTCAAGTGTCATCTTATCTTCCAATGCCTGGATTTCTCCAAGAGCATCTTCATAGATCTGTCTAC